GTTGCAAAGCAAGCATATGAAGAGTGGGTCAAACGTGGCATCAGTTTTGCTAATCATGCGGCAACATGTGCCAGTAGGGTGTACAACTATGCGATACAGATGGAGCATACTACGTATAATCCTTGGGCAAACATCAAACGTAAGTCTGCTGCACAGCGTAAGGTGGTGTGGACACATGATGATGTTGTCAAGTTTCTTGACGTAGCATACAGCGACTTTGAGTACCGTAACATTGGTTTGATTGTACAGATGGCATACGAGTGGTGCCAGAGACTAGGTGACATGCGTATGTTGACATGGGATAACGTTGACTTTCGTACTCAGAAACTCACACTTGAACAGAGTAAACGTAGGGCTGACGTAGAGCTACCAATATCAGAGGATCTATTACATATGTTAAACGAGCAGCGTAATGACTTTGGTTTTCAAGACTACGTTGCCCCACATCCTAGACCTACGGATGGTTCATATAACCCTTATGCTATGGAGAGACTATCCAAAGTGGGTAGAAGGGTAATGCGTCTAGCTAAACTACCCGAAGAGTTACGTCTTATGGACTTACGTAGGACAGGTGTAACACAGATGGTGGATGCTGGTGTACCATTGCCCCAAGTTATGGCAGTGACAGGACACAATCATGTGTCTTCTGTGAAACCATACATGAAACATACTTATACAAGTGCAAATAGTGCCTTGACACAGAGAAACGTAAGTGTATCCTTGAGTGGAGCGAACAACATAGAAAGTGATACAGCATGAATATGAATGATCTTATACATGATTTAGGACTAGCTAATGGTCAAACTAAACGTATGACATGCCCATCATGTAATACTAAGAATACATTTACTATTACTAATAATATGGGTAAGATCATATGGAACTGTTACAAAGCTGGGTGCAGTGTGTCGGGTGGCACACGTACTCAACTGACTGCTGATGACATACGTAAGTCATTGGGTAGTGTTGCAGAAGAGACACACGTATCAACATTCTCAAAACCAGAATGGTTTGTACGTGATGATGCAAAGATCAGAGACTTCTGTGACCAGTGGGAGCTAGACCCACAAGATTTAGGACTGTTGTATGACGTTAAGGAACATCGTGTGGTGTTCCCTGTTGTACACAATGGAGTTACAGTCGATGCCACAGGCAGATCACTAGGTAAACGTATACCTAAGTGGAAAAGGTATGGTAAAAGTGACTTGCCATACGCTGCTGGACGTGGTAAAACGGCTGTAGTTGTTGAGGACTGCGTAAGTGCTGCTATTGTAGGTGATGGTGGTGTATATGTCGGGGTCGCAGTGTTGGGTACATCATTGTCCAATGGACACAAGAAGTACTTGTCGCAGTTCTCAACAGCAATAATTGCATTAGACCCTGATGCTTTACCTAAGACACTGCAGTTTGCACGAGAACTACGTCAGTATGTGGATACAATCAAGATCCTGTACTTGCGTGACGATTTGAAATACCGTAACCCTACCGACTTTGAAAACCTTACAACACTAGGAGACTAATATGATTTTTGAGGATAAGACAATAGAGATAACAGTATACAATCACAGCGATGCTGTTGTATTTGTATACGAAAACCGCTATGAACCCACAGGCGAGAAGACCGAAGGTGGCAGTGACATACATAAGCATTGGCAGAATGTTGTTACCGCTATCCCTGTTAACTTTGGGCTGGGTTCTGAAATATCAAATGAAGATAAATATGAGCTAGTCAAGAATGTAGCAGACTCATTGTCTGCGTTGTATCAACACGAAACAGATAACTATGAAATGGGCGTGTCGTTTTACATAAACCATGCACATTACATCAACTGCTAAGGAGACTAACACATGGAATTATCATTGATACGTAGTCTGATGGACAAAGACTTTTATGACGAGCATCGTGGTGCACGTTGTCCTGACAGACTATTCAGTAAAGATGTACGCAAGATCAAGCAGTCTATTGACACTGCTATGGATCGTTATGAACGTACAGTTACACCAGCGGAGATTGAGGCACTGTTCATGGCGAACAATCCTACTCTCACAACTGCACAGAAAACTGCATACAGCCACTTGTTTGGGCAGGTAAGTAAGGAGCAACCAATGGGCAGTGATGTAGCCCAAGAGGTGCTGTCTAAGCTGTTCCAGCAGGTGATTGGTGAGGACATTGCTAACCTTGGCTTTGACTATGTAAATGGTAGCAAGTCTACACTTGAGCCATTACGTCAGATGCTTGAGCAGTATGGTGATGACTTCACACCCAACCTACGTATTGATTGGGAAGACATTGACCTTGATACTATCCTTGCAATGACTGACCTTGAGTCACAGTGGACATTTAACATACCCACGTTGACACGTAAGGTTGAGGGCATCAATGCTGGTCACTTGATTGAGGTAGGTGCACGTCCTAACACAGGCAAGACATCCTTCCATGCCTCACTTGTGGCTGGGCCTAATGGATTTGCATGGCAGGGTGCACGTGTTATTGTGCTATGTAATGAAGAAGGCTACCATCGTGTGGCTCACCGTTACATCACGGCAGCTACAGGCATGGACAAGTTTGAGATAGTCAAGAACAAACAGGAAGCCATGCGTGTCTTTGGTCAGATACGTGACAAGATCATGTTTAAGGATGCAACAGGGCGTGACATGAACTGGGTTGAGTCAGTATGTAAATCATACAAACCTGACGTAGTTATCTTAGACATGGGTGATAAGTTTGCACGTACTGCTGGCTTCTCACGTCCTGATGAGGCACTCAAGGCTAACGCCATACAAGCACGTCAGATTGCCAAGCAGCAAGAGTGTGCCATGTTCTACATGTCTCAGCTATCTGCAGAGGCAGAAGGTAAGGTTGTACTCAACCAAGCCATGATGGAAGGCTCACGTACAGGTAAGGCAGCAGAAGCTGACCTTATGATTATGATCTCCAAGAACCCTACAGTTGAGGGTCAAGAGGAAGAAGACAACCAACGCCACATCAATGTGGTCAAAAACAAATTGTCTGGGTGGCATGGCATTGTTCACACAGATCTTGAATACAAGATAGCGAGGTATGTATCATGATAGATAATAATATTAATCCAAAGACAGGAAAAACTCCTTATTATAAAGACAATCCTGAAGCTGTTAAAAAACGTGATGCGTTAAGAATGTTTGTCAACGGTAAAGAGGTCAGCAAAAAACACGCACTATACAAAGCAGGTCGTTATAAATCTTTTGGTGATGCTGCCTTTGCTTCACTGCAAAAAGACCAACAGATCAGCGAGGGCTATGTGTACGCAATACAAAATGCAGCATGGCCTGAGTGGATTAAAATAGGTAAAGCTATTGACGCAGAAGACAGGCTCAATGGATACCAGACAAGCTCACCTATGCGTGATTATACTTTGTTGTACTACAGATACTTTGATGATCGTAATACTGCAGAAAAGAAAGCACACATCTTAGCTGCGACACAAACGACACACCCTTGGAACAAACATGACAACGGTGAATGGTTTAAGCTGACACAGCAGCAAGCAATAGATATAATAAAGGAGATAGAATGATACAAACATTTTACGTAGACCACATGGGTACAGACTTATCTGTAGCTAATGCAGCACGAGTGAGCTTTGGTAAGCGTAGTGAGATGGATACTAGTGACGTATGGGGTCCACCCAAGTTGAAAGACAAGGACGCCAAGCTGATACGCTACCTTGCTAAGCATGAGCACATCAGCCCCTTTGGACATTGCTTTGCAAGCTTCCACATCAAGGCACCAGTCTTTGTAGCTAGACAGCTAGTCAAGCATAAGTTCCTACGGTGGAATGAAATCAGCCGTAGGTATGTTGACCATGAGCCTGAGTTCTATCAGCCAACAGAGTGGCGTGGACGTAGCGTAGATGCTAAACAGGGTAGTGAAGGGGTCACTTATCCTGATCCAGACATCATAAGTTTCTATGAGCATACTGCACTACGCAGTTACAACGAGTTATTAGAACATGGTGTGTGTCCAGAGCAAGCACGTATGGTACTGCCACAGAGCATGGTCACTGAGTGGTACTGGTCAGGTAGCTTGGATGCATTTGCAGACATGTGTAACTTACGTTGTAAGCCTGACACACAGTATGAGACACAGGTTGTGGCTGGGCACATTGACACAGAGATGCTCAAGCTATTCCCTGTATCATGGAAGGCATTGAGAGGAGATGTAGAATGAGTGAAATAAAAGTAACAGAAATAGAAGAACACAAAGACGGTAGCGCCACACTACAAGTAGAGTGTGACCCTGCTACATTCGCAGCCATATTTGACGTAGGCTTCTTAACCTTAGTAAAGAAAGGTCTGGAAAACGAAAAGTGGCAGACGTGTTTAACTTGTGGCGGTCCATCAAAGAATGATACATGTGGCTTTTGTCTAAAGGAAACAGGTAAATGATTAGATCAATGACACAAGAAGAACGAGAACGTGCTACTGAAAGGAGACTTACTAATATGACTACATCAAAATCAATATGCGAGATACGTTTACACAATGCTATGATACGTAACAACTTAACACTAGAAGAGTGCATAAATGCCATAGATACATATGCAGAAGATAAAAAGTTTCACGAGCATCTTGACAGTCTGTACAATGTAGAACAGGATACATGGGACGATTGGCACGATGGAGATATAAAGTAGGAGACAATATGATACTGACCCTTGACGTAGAAAACACAGTAACTAAACGCAACGGCAAGATGCACCTTGATCCGTTTGAACCAGACAACACACTTGTAATGGTGGGTATGCTAGATGATCACATGAATGAAACGATTGTAACGTTTGATCACGCAGAGCAACAACCTACCACAGATGGGCGGCGTATTGTTCAGGATGCACTGGACTCTACCCGCCTGTTGGTTGCACACAATGCCCCTCACGATCTTGTATGGTTGTGGGAGTCAGGCTTTACTTATGACGGTGACATCTTTGATACCATGCTAGGCGAGTATGTACTGCAGCGTGGGCAGAAAGAAGCACTGTCACTTGAGGCATGTGCAGAACGCTATGAGCTTGACACTAAGAAGCAAGACACACTCAAAGAATACTTCAAGCAAGGGTTGTCTACTCGTGACATACCTCATGACGAGTTGTCGGAGTACTTGTCACATGACTTACATGCTACGCAGCAATTGTTCAACCGTTTGCAGATGAAGTACGAGGAGTGCAGTTCACTGGAACCAACGATCACTCTGACCAACCAACTTGCAATACATCTTGCACGTATCTATCAGCGTGGCTTTCAGGTAGACATGGATGCACTCATGAAAGTGCGTGATGAGTTTGAGCAAGAACGTAACGTCCTTTCAATTGCACTAGAGGAACAGGTTGCAGATCTTATGGGTGACAGACCCATCAACCTCAACAGCCCAGAGCAGAAGTCATGGGTAATCTACAGCCGTAGGCCACATGACAAGAAGGTGTGGGCAGACTTGTTTGATGAACGTATGCCTGACACAGAGTACCGCAGTACAGTACGACTACATAGTGAACGTTTGTACAAGCAGAAGGCACACCAGTGCAAAGAGTGTTACGGCACAGGACAGGTA